AGGAGTGGCGCAGACTCGACAACGAGCGCGAGTGCGAGAGCGCCGAGGAGTGCCGAGAGTTCGTCGGCTGGCTGGTGGAGTGCCGGCTAATCGACGCGGAGGCGCTGGCCAACGATCACGTGATGAGCGCCAGAGTCATGCGCAACGCGGAGCGGATGGCGGAGAGCGCGGCAAAGCGCAAGATTGGCGGGGCCGTAGGCCGCAAGTGACATAAGAGTTATATAAACCGGGCGGGCGCTGGTGGCTTGCGAGCTACCAGCGCTCCATTTGTGCAGGTAGACAGGCCAACAGCGCTAGCGGATTACTCGTAATTTACGAGCACTTTACGAGTAACCTACGCGTAAATTACGCGCACTTTACGAGCAACTTACGAGCAACTTGCGAGCAACTTGCGAGCAGCAGGTAAAAAAGATAAGAGGAGAGGAGAGGAGAATATAAAAGAGATAACCTTACTTGTTCGTTATCACTCACAAGTAAGGTTACTAGCCCGCGAGTTTTCAACAAGTTTTCGACAACGCGATTTCGCACCAGTGGCGGTGCCATCGCGGAGCGCCGCGCGATGGCCATGGAGCCCACGCGGCGCAGGGCATGCCCATCCGTGGCAGAGAATTGTGCAGAGATGCCCGCCAGAAGCCACCAGAAGCCACGAGAGCGCCGCAATTTGCTAAATTGACTTAGTGCCCACAGTCGATGGAAACGGAGCGCACATGGCCTCTCAATCGTTCGCAGACGCTCGGGAGCTGTTCGAGGCGGCGCGCGATGCCGCGCTGGACATGGAGCGCACGAGGCGCATGCTCGAGGCGATGGAGGCGAGCGAGCAGTCGGCGGGAGGCTCCGGCCCCAAGGTGAGCCACGGCTCGATAAGCGACCCCATGCGCAAGGTCGACGCGAGGCTCGACCGTGAGAGGCTCTGGCACGCACGCATGGAGGAGGACGCGAGGCTCGTGGACTACGCCACCTGCATCGTCTACGGAGCGGCGCAGGACGGCCACGGAGGCGTGTGCGCGCTGCTCTCAACGCTGCACGCCGACTGCCTCTGGTGGCGCTACTTGGGCTGCGCCACGTGGGCGGAGGTCGGGCAGATCGTCGGCTACTCGCGCACGAGGTGCAAGGAGCTGGTCGCGGAGGCGCTCGACTGCATCGACGCCTATGGGGCGGAGCGCATGCTCGACGGCATGGGGCTCGCCACGGAATAGCGACCGCGAGCGGCCACTGGTGGCCAACAAATCCGCAGCACGACGTGGTATCAATAGGATGCGCTGCGCTGGTGGGAAACCAGCCGAGGGCCAGAGCTGCCGCAGCGCACCCTCCCTTCCTGCGGATGGCTGGCGGAATGACCCGCCCGCTCCTTACCTTGGGGCGCCTTTGCGGCACCCCGCTGGCCATCTGCGGAGGGCGCACAGAGCGGAGGCCCCATGGCAGACCCCGCCGACAAGTGGTCGAGCCCGCAGGGCAGGCGGCTGCGGCTGCGGCTCTTCGAGCGAGACAAGGCGGCGCAGGCTCCGTGCGTCTGGTGCGGAGGCCCCATCGACTACAGCCTCGGGCCGTACCGTCGCGGAGGCGATACCTCTGCGTGGTCACCGGAGCACGTGATGCCGCGCTCCAAGTATCCCGAGCTCGCGCTCGACGCGGCGAACATCAGGGCCGCGCACTTCCGCTGCAACGCATCCCGCAGGGACAAGGCAGGGCTCACCAACCTAGGGCAGCGCTCGCGCAGGTGGTAGGGGAGTCGGAAAGTTGGGCGCCGCCCGATTTCTCGAGGCTCTGCCGCCCGTCAATAGATTATCCCTCCGGCATTTTGCGAAAGGGGAAGCCATGCCCGAGTACCCGATGGCCGCAGCTGTGGAAAAGACCATCTCCGAGGCAGTGCGGCAGGGCATCGTAGACCCCGAATTGCATGCCGCTCCCATCGAGGCCATGCGCGTCTTGGCAGAGCGAGCCGACGAGGGCAACGCGCACGACAACGTGACGCTGCCAACACTGCTCAAGTACCTCTCCGCGCTCGGCATCGTCATGGAGCCTGCCAAGCCAGCCAAGGCCGAGAGACAGGCGGAGGAGCCCAAGAAGCCGGAGGGCAAGCTCTCGAGGATGAGGAGTGGCCGTGGCGTCAACCTCCGCGCGATCTCTTAGAGGCAGCACCGAGCCCCGCATATGGACGCCTCCGCTGCGCGAGCTCACGCCGGAGACGTCGCTGGGGTACGCCTGCGCGGAGTTCGCCTCCGAGGTGCTCGGCATCGAGCTGCTGCCATGGCAGCGATGGCTGCTCATCCATGCGCTCGAGATCGTCGGAGACCTCGACGGAGAGTGGCGCTTCCGCTTTCGCACCGTGGTCTGCGAGGTGGCGCGCCAGCAGGGCAAGACCACGCTGGGCACCGTGCTGGCCATGTTCGCGATGTACTACCTCGAGATGGGGCTCATCTTGGGCACCGCGCAGGACTTGGAGCAAGCCGAGGACACGTGGTCGGCAGTTGTCGACATGGCCGAGGCAGACCCCGAGCTCGCAGCCGAGATTGAGCATGTATGGCGCACCAATGGCGCCAAGAGGCTGCAGCTCACCAACAACAGGCAATATCGCGTCAAGGCAACGTCTAGGCGCGCAGGACGCGGCAAGACCGCAGACCTCATCCTCATGGACGAGCTGCGCGAGCACCGCGACTGGGAGGCGTGGGGCGCCATCACCAAGACCACCATCGCGCGCGAGAATGCGCTGGTCTGGTGCATGAGCAACGCAGGCGATGGCTCATCCGTCGTTCTGCGCCACCTGCGCTTGCAGGCCCACCGTGAGCTCGGAGACCCCGATGGCATCGTGGCCGCGCTCGGCTCCTCCTACGACAGGCCCGAGGATGACGAGGAGTCATCGCTCGGCTGGTTCGAGTGGAGCGCTCCCGTGGGCGCTGACCCGTCGAGCCCCAACTCGTGGGCGTACTCAAACCCGAGCATGGGTTACACCGTGCCCGAGCGCAACATCAAGGCCGCGTACCTCACCGACCCGCCAGACGTGTTCCGCACAGAGTGCCTCTGCCAGTGGGTGGAGGTAACCGAGGCGCCACCGTTCCCAGATGGCGCGTGGACGAACGGCACCGACCGCGCATCGGAGATCGCGGAGGGCAAGCCCATCTCCCTCGGCGTCGACGTAAGCGCCGACCGCAGCCATACTTCCGTTGCTGTCTGTGGCCGTCGAGCTGATGGCAGGCTGCACGGCGAGGTAATCGAGTACCGCGAGGGCATCGGATGGCTGGTCGACTGGCTCCGAGAGCGCGTTGGCGTGGAGCCATACGGAGACCTCATCCGCGTGGCGCTGCAGGGCAAGGGCGCACCCGTCTCCGCGATGGCGGAGCTGCTGCAGGCCATCGACGGAGTTGAGGTCGTGGAGTGCAGCGGGCGCGATGTTGGCGCGTGGTGCGGCAGGCTCTGGGATGCCGTGGCCGCGAGCGCCGACGAGACCACCTCCGACGCCACGCCCATCATGCACAGGCCGCAGCCAGTGCTCGACCTCGCAGCCAACACCGCAGCCACACGGCCAGTCGGTGACGGCGCGTGGATGTGGGACAGAGGCAAGAGTCGCGAGGACATTTCGCCGCTCGTGGCGCTCACGATGGCGCACGGCCTCGAGACAAGGGTGCCCGAGAGGCACGAGAGCAAGCGCAAGCCGACAGCCTATGCCGCACGCGGAGTGCGCACGATCTAGGAGGCATCCAAGTGAGCATCATCTCCACGCTGCGCGAGATCTTCGCGCCGCGCAGCTACGCATACCGCATCACGGCAGGGCCTACCGTGAGCATCGCCGACATGAGCGTCGCGCAGCTATACCGCACGCAGCCTAACCTGCGGGCAGTGGTCGACTTTCTGGCCACAAATGCCGCGCAGGTGCCCATCAAGGTCTACGAGCGAGCCGACGAAAACGACCGCGTACGCATCACCGACTCGCCTGCCGCGCTGCTGCTCTCTAGGCCAAACCGCGACACCACCAGCTACGAACTCAAGCGCCGCATCTACACCGACCTGCTGCTCTATGACCGCCACGTCTCGCTGCTCATGCGCGACGCCGACGCGGAGAGCGGATGGCAGCTCCGACCAATCCCCGCATCGTGGATTAGCGGCTACGAGGGCTCCAACCCGTGGGCGCCGGAGGCCGTCTACATAGCCAACCCCTACGCAGGGCGCCGAGTGGCCGTGCCAGCCGATGCAATCGTGCTCTTCCACGGCTACGACCCGGAGGATATGGCGCGGCAGTGCAGCCCCGTGGAGGCCCTCGCAGATGTGCTGCACGAGCAGGTTGAGAGCAACTCCTTTAGGCGCCAGATGTGGCGCAATGGTGGGCGCTTCAATGCCTACATCAGGAGGCCAGCCGACGTCGAGGAGTGGAGCGACGAGCAATTCGCGCGCTTCCGCGACTCGTGGGACGAGAGCTGGGCAGGCCGTGACGCGGCGCAGGGCGGCAAGATGCCCATTCTCGAGGATGGCATGGAGATCAAGACCGTGCCATTCTCGGCGCATGACGCCGAGTGGTCGGAGGCCAAGAAGCTGGGCCGCGAGGACGTCGCTGCCGTCTACCACGTCAACCCCGCGCTAGTCTGGCCGGGCAGCGGGCAGACTTACGCCTCCGCCCGCGACAATGCGCGTGCGCTCTATAACGACACGCTGGCTCCATGGCTCATGCAGGTCACCGACCGCATCAACGCCGACCTGCTGCCGCGCATCGGCGAGCCGAGGGCGCACTACGCGGAGTACGACCTCTCAGTCAAGCTGCAGGGCAGCTTCGAGGAGCGGGCACAGGTGCTGCAGGCCGCAGTAGGCGCTCCGTACATGACCCGCGACGAGGCGCGTGCGCTCCTCAACCTTCCGCACATCGACGGCGCCGACCAGCTCATCACGCCTCTCAACGTCGTGGAGGGCGGGCTCGCGTCACCGCGCGACACCGACCCGACCGTCGACAGATACAGCGGCGAGGCCGAGACCAAGGCGCTCGACTGCGGCTGCTCCGCGTGTAAGTCCGCAGCGACGCCCAAGGAGCACAAGGCCTACCCGCCCGACGAGGAGGCCAAGGAGTTCGCGGAGGCGCTCTCCGCCTACTTCGAGCGGCAGGGCAAGTCGGTGCTTGCGCGCATCGGCGCTGGCCGCGATGACTGGTGGGACGCGGAGCGATGGAACGGCGAGCTTGCCGACGATCTCTTTGCCATCGCCTCCAAGCAGAGCGAGGCCGAGGCCCTGCGCACGCTCGAGGAGCTCGGGCTCGCAACCGACGCCTACAGCGCACGCAAGACCTACGCATTCCTCCGCAGCTTCTGCCGCACGCGTGCCGAGATGGTCAACGAGGCCACGAGGCGCGAGCTCGAGGAGGTGCTCGAGGGAGACCCTGCCGACGATGACGCGCGGACGCCTGCCGACGTCTACCGAGACGCTGCGGACGTGCGTGCCATCACCGGCTCCGCCGCCATCGCAGTTGCCGTGGCAGGGTGGTCGGCGCTCGAGGCCGTGAGGCAGGTCGCACCGAGACGCGGCGCCACCAAGACGTGGGAGGTCAACTCGGGCAACCCGAGGGCATCCCATGCCGCCATGGCAGGCGAGACCGTGCCCTACGACGAGCCATTTTCCAACGGCGCCATGTGGCCGGGTGACAGCTCCGCGCTCGACGCTGCGGAGGTGGCCAACTGCCAGTGCTCCGTGCTAATCACCATTCCGTAAGGAGGCCCCAATGGAGACCAAGACCAAGGCCGCACCCGGTACGGCAGGCATGCCCGACGATGGCACCGTCGAGGGCTATGCCGCGACTTTCGACCGCATCCGCGACTCCTACGGAGACGTGATCGCGGCTGGCGCGTTTGCAAAGTCGCTCGAGCGCTGGCGCGAGGAGGGCAAGCCAATCCCGCTGCTCTACGGCCACTCTACCGATGACCCCGAATACAACATCGGCAAGGTGGTCGAGGCCTACGAGGACGAGCGAGGCCTCTACGTTCGCGCCGAGTTCGACGCCGACAACCCCAAGGCGCAGTACGTGCGCAAGCTGGTCAAGGAGGGCCGCCTCTGGCAGTTCTCCTTCGCCTACCAAGTCAACGACGCAGCCACCGTCGAGCTCGAGGACGGCACCGAGGCCTACGAGCTCCGCGAGCTCGAGCTCTTCGAGGTGAGCCTCGTGCAGATTCCCGCCAACCAGCGGGCAATCGTGACCGACGTCAAGCAAGGCGCCACGCGCGTCAAGGCTGGCCGTCGCAACTCCAAGGCCGACGCGGACGAGCTGCGGCGAGTCCTCGAGCTGGCCGATTCCATCACAAGCATCGTCCGCGGCCTACTGGCCGACGATGAGGACGAGCCCGACACCGACCCCGAGCCCAAGCCGGAGGAGCCTACCGAGGCCAACGGCGAGGAGGCAAAGGCAAACGGCGAGGCGCTCCGAGCCCTCATGGACGAGGCGAATAAGCTGCTCAACATCAACCAGTAAGGAGGCATCATGCCCACGATCACCGAGCGTTACGAGGCCGCAAAGGCCGCTCTGGTCGAGGCCAAGGGCTCCGAGGACGCAGAGCGCCTCGAGCAGGCCATCGCCGAGTACAAGGCCGCAGACGAGGCCCGCAAGGCCGCAGAGGAGGCCGACAGCCTCATCAAGTCCATCTCTAACAAGGAGCCCAACATGCCCGAGCCCATCGCTGACCAGCCCAAGACCTTCGGCGAGTTCGCCGCCAAGAACCTCGATTTTACCGCCATCAAGTCCGGCGCCTCCAAGTCCGCCAGCACTGGCTACGGCTTCAAGGCCGCGACCGACGTGCACATGAGCGCTCCCGTCGAGGTCATCGACCAGAGCGTGCGCGCCATCGCCCGCGCTACCGACATTCGCGACCTCTTCGGCTCCGAGACCATCTCCGGCTCATCGCTCAAGTACTTCGTGCACGGCATCACCGAGGGCTCGCCCGCCGAGGTCGCGGAGAACGGCGCCAAGCCGCAGTTTCACATGGTCTACAACCCCGTCACCAAGTCCCTCGAGAAGATCGCGGGCTGGTACTACGAGACCGACGAGCTGATTGAGGATAACGCTTTCCTGCGCTCCTCCATCGACAACCGTGGCCTCTATGCTCTCGATATGGCCGTCGAGGCCTACCTCATGACCGAGCTGCTCGCCACCTCCGGCATCCAGACCATCGCGCAGGCGCCGGCCGCCGACAACATCTTCGAGGCCATCATGAACGTCAAGGCAGCCTCCAACTACGAGGCCGACGCCATCGTCATCAACCCCGCCGACTACCAGACGCTGCGCCTCGCCAAGGACGGCAACACGCAGTACTACGGAGGCGGCTACTTCTATGGCCCGTACGGTAACAACTCCGTCGAGCGCCAGCCTGGCCTCTGGGGCCTCCGCACCGTCATCTCCAATGCCGTCACCGCTGGCACCGTCATCGTCGGCAACTTCGCGCAGGGCGCCGCAGTCGTGACCAAGGCTGGCGAGGGCTCCCGCATCGAGGTCGTGACTGGTGACCACGATGACCGTACGCACAACCGCGTTACCGTCATTGTCGAGGAGCGCCTGCTGCTTGCCACCCGCGAGCCCGCTGCCTTCGTCAAGATCGCTGCCGCTTAATCAAACACACCCACGAGGCAGGGGCCACGCGCTCCTGCCTCTCCGCAAGGAGGCACCTATGCTCCGCATCTACAAGGCACCGTCTGGGCGCCTCTACCAGTTCGAGGAGGGCCAGCAGCCCGATGGCTACGAGCTCCACGAGCCCAAGCCCGCCAAGGCCAAGCAGCAGACGCCTCGCAACAAGGCCCGCAAGGTCACGACCAAGTAGGAGGCGCATATGCTGCTGACCCCGTGGGGCTACTCGGTCGACGCCGACGCCCTGCCCGACCTCATCACGCGCGAGCAGTTCGATGCCATGACCGATGGCCGCTACGCATCGGATGGCAGGGTGGAGGAGGCCATCAAGGCCGCATCCGCTGCCATCCGCAACCACTGCGGATGGCACGTCGCTCCCGTGCTCACGTGCGAGTACGTGCAGGACGGCATGCCGGGCGATATCTGGCTGCCGACTAATGCGCTGCTCTCGGTCGACTCCGTGACGTTCGACGGCACCGAGCAGGCCGTGAAGGGCTACAACGCCAAGGGCCGCGTGCGCACCGACCGACCGCAGCCCTGCGGGCTCGGCAACGTCGCTGTGACCTATACCGCTGGCTTCGATGCCGCGACGCTGGCAGACCTAGCCGACCTCATCAAGGGGCGCGTGCTGGCCATCGTGGCGCTCGGCTCCTACGGCATCGCGCAGGAGAGTGTGGGCAATGCATCCGTAAGTTACAGCGGCTCTGCGCTCTCCGACGCAGGCGGCTACTACCTGCCCGAGAGCGTGCGACAGGCCCTCGTGCCCTATAGGCTGGTGAGGTCTCATGCTGCCTAGCTGGTGCGACCAGACCGTCACCATCCTGCGTGCCCCATACGTCACGCAGCGCGGCACCAAGGTACGCGATTGGGCAAACGCACAAACGCACGTCGTTGGCGGCTGCAGCCTGCAGGAGGGCTCAACGTCGACCGACTGGCAGACCATACGGCAGGCCGACGAGAGCGACGCGACGCTCTACGCGCCTCTCGGAGCCGACGTGCAGGCAGATGACCGCGTGAGCCTCGGTGGCCGCACGTGGAGCGTCAACGGCGTGCCGCGCCAGATGCAGAGCCCGCTGGGCATCACGTCACACGTGGAGGCGCCGCTCAAGGAGTGGAGGGGTTGATGGCCGCGCAGACCAGAGTGCAGGTCGTGCTCAACTCCGCTGGCGTCAAGGCGCTGCTCAACTCCGAGGGCGTCTCCGGCGCCTGCAGGGCTGCGGCATCCAAGATTCGAGCGCGCGCAGGCAAGGGCTACCGCCTCGTGGGGCCGTACCATCCCGGCTCGCGCGTGGTCTACCGCGTCTACTCAAATGCGACAGGCAAGCAGCGCGAGGCGCGCGAGAAGTCGCTCACCAAGGCTCTCAAGTCGAGCCGGATTAGAGGTGGTAAGGCGTGAACCTCACCAAGCCCATCGACATAGAGGAGGCGCTGCGCCTCGACGTGGGGCCTCACCTCGCAGGCGTGACTGTCTGCGGCTCGCCCGCTCCCGATGACCTAGCGCCGCTTACCGTGTGCTTCGAGTCCATCGGAGGCGGCGCGCAGTCGGATGTGAGCTACGAGCACGACCTCGTGGCCTACGCATGGGCTGCGACGCCTGCGGAGGCGCTCTCGCTCGCGCTCGACGTTTGTGGGCTGCTCAACTCGCTGCCGCTCCGCTCGGCTCCGTCTGGCGCGATCTACACGACGTGCGAGGCCGACGTGCCCTACTCCGACCCCGACCCCGACCGCCCGACCATCCCTCGGGCAACAGTCCGCGCCACCATCGGCGTGCGCGGCATCCCCATCAACATCGACTAAGGAGGCACCATGGCTGGCATCAACGCACAGCAGGTCTACCTGCCATCTCCCGACCAGAGCAAGACCGCAGGCGCAATCTCCGTGGCCGCGCTCGGCACCACCGTCCCGACCGACGCTCGCACCGCTCTCGGCACCGGCTTTGAATCTGGCGGCTACGTCTCGGAGAACGGCATCTCCCTCGGCGTCTCGCGCTCCACACAGGCCATCAAGGATTGGTCTATGGCCACCGTGCGCAAGGCGCTCACCGACTTCGACGGCACCATCAGTCTTGAGTTTCTGCAGGTCGACAAATTCGCAGCCGACCGCATCCTCGGCTCCGCGAACGTCACCACGACCGCCAAGACCAGAGACCACGGCAACCAGCTCGGCATGAAGATTGGCCCCGAGATGGCCGAGGCCGAGGCGTGGGTTTTCAGCATGAAGGACGGCGAGCGCCGAGTGCGCGTGGTCGTGCCCAACGGCCAGATCACCGAGCTGCCCTCGGACGTCTCTTTCGTTCCCGGTGCCGCGAACATCTGGCCTGCGACGCTTAGCTGCTACGACGATGGCAACGGCTACTCCATCTACGTCTACTACGACGATGGCGAGATGCTCGCTGCCTAAACCGTCACCAAGGGAGGAGAAAACATGCTCACCATCGACCCCAAGGCCGCGCAGGAGACCTTCGATTTCAAGGTCGGCAAGAAGCTGTACAGCATCCCGACCATGGGAGGCCTGCCGCTGCCGCTGCTCCGCAAGTACGTCAAGCAGGGCTCCGAGCCCGAGGTCGGCATCGACCTCATGCTCGAGATTCTCGACCGCTACGCTCCCGGCCTAGCGGACGAGCTGCCCATGGTGGCGCTCGCGCAGATCTTCGAGGCGTACCTCAAGGACGCCGACGAGCGCGGCGAGGCGCTGGGGGAATCCTAGGCCTCATCAGCCTCGACCAAGAGACTGGTGGGGCTCTCACAGCCGACATGATGCGCGAGCTCGGGGGAGGCCTCGGGCTCGCGCATTTCATGGGATGGCACGACGTCTGGCTGTGGGCGCAGCACCTCGGCGAGGGCTCCGCAGTCTGGCGCGCACAGCATCCCGAGGAGGCCGCGTGGGCATCCGACCTGCACCGGGCGCAGATGCTCGCAGACCTCATCGATGCCACGCTCGCAGTGGCGAGGGTGACCGCGCAGGCCCACTCCAAGCATCGACTCCCGCCGACCAAGCCCTACCCGAGGCCATGGGCCAAGGAGGAGGGGCAGCACATCGGCGCAGACGCCATCTCTATCGCTGACTTCGAGAGCTGGTACTACCGGCAAGATGAGGAGGTGGGCGATGGCTGACACTGTAGCTAACGCATACGTGCAGATCATCCCATCCGCCAAGGGCATCAAGGAGGGCATCACAGATGCCATCGCTCCTGCTGGCGCCGCAGCGGGCGAGCGAGTCAACAAGGGATTTCTGGGCGCTCTTAGTGGCCTCGGCGCCAAGGTCGCGCAGGCCGCGAAGGTGGCCGCAGTCGGAGCAGGCGCGGCCATGGCGGCAGTCACCACTGCGGCAGTCAACAGCTACGCGGATTACGAGCAGCTCGTGGGCGGCATCGAGACGCTCTACGGTGATGCTGCAGACCGCGTGCTCGCAAACGCGCAAAACGCATTCCGCACGGCTGGCCAGTCGGCTAACCAGTACATGGAGACGGCCACCAGCTTTGCGGGCGCACTGCTGCAGTCGGTAGGCGGTGACACCGTTGAGGCCGCGAGGATGGCCGATATAGCCATCACCGACATGAGCGACAACGCCAACAAGATGGGCGTCGACATTGAGCGCCTGCAGGATGCCTACCGTGGATTCTCGCGCGGCAACTTCACGATGCTCGACAATCTTTCCTTGGGCTACGGCGGCACCCGCGCCGAAATGCAGCGCCTCCTCGAGGACGCCGAGGCTCTGTCTGGCGTGCACTATGACATTGACTCTTACGCGGATATTGTCGACGCAATCCACGTCATACAGACCGAGATGGGCATCACTGGCACGACGGCAGCGGAGGCCGCATCGACCATCTCTGGCTCGTGGGGCATGCTCACCGCGTCTTGGAGCAACCTGCTCACCTCTCTGGCTGGTGGCGGCGATGACCTCGAGACAGCCATCAAAAACGTTTTCGACTCGCTTGGCGCGTGGCTCGGCAACCTGCTGCCGCGCATCGCGGAGACCGTACGCGGCATCTTCGCCGCGCTGCCCATCGTGGCGCAGGAGGCGCTCTCCGGCCTGCCCGAGCTCGTGCTCGGAGTGGTGGAGGAGGCTTTCGGTACCGAGGCCGCAGACGTGGTGCAGGGGCTTATCGACACCATCACTGGCCTCTCCGATGACTTCTCGGGCCTCGTGGACGGCTTTGCCGAGTTTGGCTCCGGCATCATGGAGGCGCTCTCTCCGCTCACCGAGTTCTTTTCCGGCGAGGGGGAGACGTTCGCCTCGATGCTCGAGCGCATACAGGGCCACTTCGCCGACCTAGGCCCCGCAGTTGACGAGCTCTCAACGACTTGGGGCGTGCTCTCCGAGACGTTCACCGCTTTCATCGAGGCAGTGGCTCCGCTGGTCACGGAGTTTATCGCGCAGCTGGTCTCCGCCATCGTCGGGCTGCTACCCATCATCGTATCGGTTGTCGAGGCAGTTGCCACCGTGGTCAACGACGTGCTCGCGATCATCACCGCTTTCATGATTGACGCGCAGAGCGGCTTCGAGGGGCTGCGCTCCACGCTCTCCACCATCTGGGAGGCCATCAAGACTGCGGCCACCACGGCGTGGGAGGGCGTCAAGACCGCTGTCATCAACGTCTGGAACGGCATCAAGACTGGCGTCTCCGATGCCGTCAACAACGTGAAGACCACCGTCTCCAACGTCTTCAATAGCATCAAGTCGACTGTCTCCACCGTGTGGAACGGCATCAAAAGCGCCATCACGACGCCAATCAACGCGGCGCGCGACGCAGTTGCCAGCGCCATCGGTCGCATCAAGTCGCTTTTCAATTTTACGATTCGATGGCCGCACATTCCGCTGCCGCACTTCTCGGTGTCGGGCAGCGCCAACCCTCTCGACTGGCTGACTGGCGGAGTACCGCGTATCAGCATCTCTTGGTACAAGCAGGGCGGCATGTTCGACGGCTCCACGATCTACGGAGTCGGCCTCGGTGACGGAGGCACGGAGCTGGCGTGGCCTAGCTACGAGCCTTACCTCTCCAAGTACGCAGACGCCATCGTGAGCGCCATGGATGGCGCAGGCGGAGGCAACACGTACGTGATTAACGGCTACGACGTGCGAGCGGACGCGCAGCTCGAGGCGGCGCTCGAGGTCGTTGCGCAGCGAGTAGGCGCACTGCAGCGCATGGGGGTGGTGAGGTAAATGGCAGAAGGCTACGGTAACCAAATCCACCACTGGCAGGCCTACGTTGAGGCCTCCATCACGAGCGAGACTGCGACGCAGGCCACCATCACCTGCAAGACATACTGGCACTCCATCTCGTGGGGCTACAGTTATTACGGGCACGGCTACGGCGTCATCGGCTCAACGACGGGCACCGACAGCGGACAGGTCGTGTTCTCGTCTGGCACGGGCGCGAGCGTCTACCAGCTGCTCACGACCATGACCAAGACCATCAGCAAGACCGGCTCCGCGCAGACCATCACCTGCAAGGGCGTCGCAATCCTCACTGGCGACTCCAGCGGAACGCGCAACGGCACCTCCACGGCCACCTGCACCGTGACCGTCCCAGCCATCGCCTACGAGGCACCCAATGGGCCGACCAGTTGCAGCGCCTCGCGCAGCTCGGACGCCAAGGCTACCGTCACATGGATTAACGGCGAGGTCACGACCACGAGGCCGCGCAACAACAACTACATCGAGCGCAGCACGGACGGCGGCTCTTGGACTCAGATTGCAAGCATCGCCGGAACGACTTCGAACTACACCGACAACGGCATTAGCGCAAACCACCGATACGCCTACAGGGTCAGATCTGGCAACTCCGCAGGCAAGTCGGGCTATGCAACATCGGGCTACATCTACACCACGCCTGCGGCACCCGCGAGCGTCACCGTCTCCAAGACCGCAGCCACCACCGTGCAGGTCGGCATCACTGGCGCGGCCCCGTACGCCACGGGCTACGACGTGGCACGCAAGGACGGCAGCGCCGATTGGGTGCGCCTCGCGTCGAATGCGACGATGCCATACACCGACTCGTCTGTCCCCGCTGGCACCGTGCAGTATGCGGCGAGGGCCGTGCGCAGCTCGCTTGTGAGCGCGTGGACATTCTCCGAGAGCATCGTCACCGTGACGGCGCCTCTCGCGCCGACCATCACGGCATATCCAGCGAATCCGTCTATCCTTGGCTGGACAGTCCCAATCAGGTGGACGCCCAACCATCCAGACGGCTCCGCGCAGACCTCGGCGCAGGTCGAGATTACGCGGCCAGACGGAACGACAAGCACCGTCACCGTAAGCGGCACCGCGACGGAGACGAGCGTCGAGCTTACGCAGGCTGGCACGTGGACGGCCAGAGTGCGCACGCACGGCCTCTACGACGGCTGGGGCGCTTGGTCGAGCACCGTCTCTTGGGGCGCCTATGCCGCGCCAGTGGTGACCATCACCAGCCCCGCAGTGGATGGCGCGGAGGTGAGCCTCCTGCCCATCACCATCGCGTGGGAGATCACCGACCCCACTGGCGTATCGTCGCAGAGCGTAAGGCTCTACGACGATGATGGCATGATCTACTCCGCGAGCGTGCCGAGCGGCACCACTGCAGTCACCATCGGCGCGGATGACGCGCAGCTCTCAAACGGCACAGAGTACCGCGTTGGCGTCATCGTCACTGGCGGCTCTGGCCTCTCGGCATCGGCAACGCGCATATTCGTCACCGACTGGGCGCCGCCGATGCTGCCTACGGCTAACGTGGCGAGCGACTCCGAGACGCTCGGAGCATCCGTAACCGTCTTTGCGGGCGAGGCTACGGGCACCCTGCCGAGCGGCACGCCGGCAACGGCATCTCTCATGGTCTCGCGCATCGGTGCGGACGGCTCTAGATGGGTGGTCGGCTCTGGTCTCGCGTCTGGCGATACCGTGACCGACCCGCTGCCGCCTCTTGGCGTGGAGTACAGCTACGAGGTCACGGCGAGTGCCGAAACTGGCGCCACCGCGAGCGTCACCTATACCGAATACATCCGCTCACGCGCGTGGGCGCTCAACTTCGGCGCGGGCGCTGGCGAGGTGCTCATGCTCTATGGCAACCCCAAGTCGAGCTACGGCCTCGACCAGAGCGGTGAGGCCTACCACTTCGCGGACGGGGGTATGGGCGGAGGCATGCCCGTGTGGTACGGCCTCACCGACCGCGACCGCAGCGGCTCGCTCTCGTTTGACGTCGTTGGCCCCGCAGACGCAGACCGCCTCGAGGCCCTGTGCGACATGCACCCCGTTGGCTGGATGCGTGACCCGTTCGGCCATCGCCGCCACTGCGTGATGACTCCCAAGGTTAGCCATGGCGTGGGGCAGGTCTGGCAACTCTCCATCTCGTGGGATGGCGTGCGCTGGGAGGAGGCGTGGTAGATGGCCGACTGGACTAGGCCTTTTGCCTCCGCCTACCGCTTCGTGCGCGTCTCTCGCGAGACTGGCTACGAGCTCGGGCAGGTCGACGGCATCCGCGACGGCTCGCTCACGATCAACCAAGATACCGCGACCTTCGAGGAGGCGCGGGCCGACACCGCTGCCGTGCTCGACGTGGGCTCCGACCTCATCCGCTGCTACCTCGACGCGACGTGGGAGGACGGTACCGCCGAGAGCGTCTGTCTCGGCACGTGGCTAGCCTCCATCCCATCGCGCAAGGTGCACGGCTCCGTCGACACGTGCTCGGCAATCCTAAGCGGGCGCCTCGTGGAGCTCGAGGAGGACAGCTTCTCCACACCCATCGTGGCGCCTGCTGGCTCCAACGTCATGGCATACGCCAAGGGCATCTGCGAGAGCGCAGGGCTCGAGGTGGTCGCGACCGACAGCTCCGCAACGCTCGGCGCCGCGTGGGCGTTCGGCCTCGATGACAGCTCCGACAGCGACGGTGGCTCCAAGCTCGAGGCCGTAAACGCGCTCATGCGCATCATCGGCTACGGCTCCGCACGCACCGACCCGATGGGGCGCGTGGTGCTCGCACCGCTCGCAGTCGCATCAGCGAGCGCTCCGTCGTGGACGTTCCGCGAGGGGCTCTCTGCAACGTTCTTAGATAAGGCAGACGAGGAGCGAGACTCCCGCGACGTCTGCAACGTGGTGCTCACGATCTATGAGACCGACGAGTCAACCGTCATAGGGGAGGCCGTGGACGATGACCCGGCCTCGCCCTACTCCACCGTCACCATCGGGCGCCGAAAGGTGGCCAAGTACGCCTACCGCGACACCGCAACGCAGACGCAGGCGGACGCCAAGGCCGAGGAGCTGCTGCGCACGCAGCAGTCGACCATCAGGCGCGTGAAGCTCAAGCACGTCTGGTGCGGAGCGCGAGTAGGTGACGTGGTGGAGGTCGACTGGCCGTCAGCACGCATCAGCGGGCGCTACATCGTCCGCACGCAGGAGGTCGAGATTGGCTCCGCAGGATGCCTCACGACCTCCGAGCTAAGGGCCTACGAGAGGAGGACTGCATGAGCATAGAGGACGCTGCAGGTAGCATCGCTGGCGCTCTTGCGCCAAGGCCGCAGCCCACGCGTGCCACGTGGCGATGGGGCACCGTGGCCAAGCTCAACGCAGACGGCACCATGGACGTGACCATAGGAGGAGCCACGCTGCCATCCGTCCGCGCGCTATCGTCGGTGCTGGATGCCAAGGTCGGTGACCGGGTGCGTGTTGACTACCTCGGCACCGATGCCGTGGTGGCTGGCATCCGCGCGGCAGACAACAGGCCGCTCTATTTCCGCGACCTCGGCACCAACCCCGTAGACTCGACCGCTGCGGACACTGACCCGACGTGGGCCGCGCTGGGCAGCGGCCTAGCGTGGTATGACACCGCAGGGCTGCTCAACGACCAGCCCTCGCAGTATGGCTTCGTGCTCTCCGCGACAACGGGCAACGACGTGGGGCAGCTTTTCAAGTCGCAGCGCGACGGCGGACTCTACCTGCGAGGCGGCAACGCCTCCGGTGGCTTCGGCCCTTGGCGCTTAATCCCGCACGTGTCGGTTTACTACGCGTCTGGCGGCAGGGCGACCATCACGCTCGCCCGAGACGTGCGACACCTGCTCGTGTCAACGCACAACTCGACGCCTGAGCTAAACGGCATCGCTATCGTGACAGGCAGCGTAGTGTGGAAAATCGCAGGCGGGAGCTACATCACCTACACGCACAGCGGCACGACGGTGACCGCAACCTCGACTCAGGGCGGCAACCCCGCGTACTACCTCATCCCACTAGAGTAAGGAGGACACCATGAGCTACACCATTCCCGATTCCGTCCAGACCAAGGCCGAGGCCGTCCTCGCCGTCGCGTCGGCGATTGCCGACGAGGACATGGGCGCACGTTACGACGGCACCGTGAACACCTCGCTCGACGTGCTTGCAGACGTGCTCGCCGCGCAGGACGTTGACGTGCCGCAGACCAACGCGGGTGCAATCCTCGCCCTCGCCCAGTACGCGCACGGTGGGGGAGGAGGTAGCACCGATTACACAATCAACGTCTATGAAATCCCAGAAGGCAGCGAACAGCCAGTTGCATCATCCGAGAAAGTCTACCTTGCTGAGTACAGCAACAACCAATTCATCGCCACACAAGACGCAGCAACATCCGCTCCTGCTGGTACGGTCATAGCGGCAGACGCCACAAATTCGATTTCCTACGTGCTCTCCTCTCTTGATGAAAACGGCGGCATGATTTACGTAAATGGCTCAACGTTCGTTGATGGCAGTTTTAATCATTTCATCATGCCTGCTCATGACGTGTACGTGATCCTTGCCCCGAAGTAACAAGTAGAGTAAAGGAGAACAACACCATGCCCTCATCAATCGACGTTTTCCTCCAGCCCGTCCGCGACGGGCGGGCGCAGGTCGCTATCGTCGCGCTCTTCGTACTCGCGGCGCTCGACGTGGCGTTCGGCGTCTGCAACGCGATGTTTGTCCAGCACGATTTTGCGAGCCACGAGTTTCGCGCGGGGTTGATTCGCAAGCTGTCCAATTTCGGCATCGTCATCGCCGCAGACGTTGTGGACGGCATGCTGTTGGGCGGGCTGGAGCTGGGGTATCAGCCCGTGTTGATTACCGTCACCGTGTCGCTCGCGTTGATGGAGCTGTGGTCGCTGCTCGAAATCTTCGCGGAGATGCATCCCGAAATCAGCGACGCGCCATGGTACCAGATGCTGCTGCACAGCAAGGATGGGCTAGGTGAGGCCAAGTGAGCATGACAGGCAGGCAGGCACTAGAGCTCGCGCAGAGCTACATTGGTAGCGATGCCACCAAGTTTCGCGTCAAGTACAAGGCGATGACTGGGCAGAGCACAAGCGGTGACTGGTGCTGCCTCTTCGCCTCGTGCATCGTGGTCGGATGGGCTGGCGCCAAGCTGGACGGCCTGCCGAGCACGTGGTGCCCGACCGCACGCACCAAGGCCACGAGCGCAGGCCGCTCCGTCCCTCTCTCGCAGGCAAGGCCGGGTGACGTGGCCTACTTCGAGTTCAGCGGCAACAACAACGCCGACCACGTGGGCATCGTGGAGAGCTACAGAGGCGGAGTGCTCACGACCGTTGACGGCAACGTGAGCAACCGTGTGGGCAGGCGCTCGCGCACGGCTAAGGACTGGCACAAGGTCTGGGTTGTGCGACCGACCTACGCGGCTGAGCAGGCCAAGAGCGACGCAAAGCTCCTCGTGGACGGCGTATTCGGCCCCGTGACGTGCAGGGCTCTGCAGACAAGGCTCAAGGCGCTCGGCTACTACAACGGCCTCATCGACGGCAGCTTTGGCACCGTGACGGCCAAGGCGCTGCAATCCTACCTCGCAAAGCTCGGATACTACAAGATGGCAATCGACGGCAGCTTCGGTCACTTCTCCGTGGTTGCGCTCCAGAACTGGCTACGCAATCTCGGCTACTACCCGACTATCTACCTGATTGATGGTGACTGGGCTAAGTTCACCACGATGGGCCTGCAAAAGGCTCTCAACGCTGGAAAGTTCTAATCTCATGGGCCTCACTCCTGCGGGAGTGGGGCCCTATATTTGTGCCGAAAATCTTTGAATCTCACTTGACATGGTATAGTATAAGTCTATACTTATAGCTGTAAGGCACGACCCCACCACCACAAGGAGGCACCCCATGAGCACCAACGCCAACATTAAGCGCATCTCGTCCCTCATCGACCCCACCAACGAGCTTAACGACAGCCTCAATGCGTTCGACGGCATCATCGCCGAGACGTTCGGCGAGGAGGTTTCCTACATCAGGCACGACCTGTGGAGCGAAAGCGTCAGCTTCACGAGCGTGAAGTTCGAGAATGGCGATTACATCGGCTTTAGGGTCACCGCCAAGACCGTGCGCGATGACACCTACAACGCGAGCAGGGAGCACCTGCGCAAGGCTTTCAGGGTTTTCGACCTCGAGATTCCGTTCTGGATGTGCCGATAGCCCGCACGCACCAACCGACCGGGGAGGGCGCGAGCCCTCCCCGGCAAGACCACCACGACGTCAGAGGAGGCACGATCATGGCAACCGAGGCACAGAAGAGGGCGAGCACCGCCTACAACCGCGAGAACACCATGCTAGTCACGCTGCGGCTCAACCATCGCACCGACGCCGATATCCTCGCCGAGCTCGAGCGGCAGGAGAGCAAGGCCGGTTACATCAAGCGGCTCATTCGCGAGGACATGGCGAGAGAGTCTAACTAGGAGCCTACCATGGAGTACGAGAACATCAAGATGCTGGACGAGGACGAAGCCACGGGCGAGACTCTTTACGCCGTGCGCATTCTCACGGGTGACGTGATTAGCGTCATCGTAGACGCCGATGGAGTCGAGTATTTCAACGATGATTGGCAGGACGAGCAGCCGCAGTCGTTCGCCGAGGTCTGCGAAGGAACGTGGCGCTGGTACAGGGGCGAGGATATCGACTTCTAGGCCACGCGAGCGAAGAGGTGCAGCCAGTCAGCGCTCACTCTCCACGCCAGACTCTTCGACCCCAAGACCTCACTGGGGAGCCAGACACCCACAGCACTAACCCCTGCGCTAGGGGCTAGTGCTTTTTCATGTATCGGCAAGGTCACCGCGACCATGTGCTCATCGCGATAGACCACGACCGAGGAGACGCAGTGCTCGATGATCTCGGCAGGCGTGCAGCGCTCGGCCATGTGCTCGAGGAAATCGCGCACCTCCTCGCGAGAGGCCCTCACGGCCTCGCTGCGCTCTATCACGGCCTCCGCTGCCTTGCGCCTCTCCTGCACCGCTCTCAAAGCCTCTCCGAGCGCCTCGGGCACCAAGTCGGGCTGCTCTATCATGAGCCTCGCCGCGTTGACCTCCTGCCGCCTCGCCTCCGCGATGGTGCGGCGAGCATCCGCCACCTCCCGCGTGGTCGTGCCATCGGAGTAGATAGCCTCCACGCGCTCCACGACGTCATCTATGAGCGCCGCCGACTTGAAAGCGTCTGTCACCGCACGGACAACGGCACCCTCTATCAGCTCCTGCCTAACGCACAGGTGCCTGCCGCCGATGTGCACCGCATAGTAGGTGTAATCCCTGCCCTTGCTCGTGGCGGAGTAACCGCCCATCGGCCTGCCAGTCTCGTGGTCGTAGATGCGACCAGCGAGCGGATAGTCGTGCGTGCGAGACGGAGCCATAGATGCACGCCTGCGGGCCTGCGCGGCAGACCAGACCTCTGCGTCTATGATCGCGGGCATGCCGTGCTCGACCACCACGTCACCAAATCGGTAGGTGCCGACGTAGCGCTCATCGTGCACGACCTTCGACGCCCACTGCCGCGACGGCCTCACGCCAGATGCCGCTCTGACGCCACGAGAGGCCATCTCCCGCGAGATTGACGCACCGTCGACCCCACGGAGCCAGAGCGCGAAAACCTCGCGCACGATGGCCGCCTGCGCCTCGTCCACGACGTAGCGGCCATCGGAGCCGACAGAGTAGCCGAACACCGGCACCCCGTTCGCCATGCACTTGCGAGCGTTGGCGTACATCCCGCGCTTGGTCTTCTGCGATAGGTCGGCGGAGTACCACTCCGCGACACCCTCCACGACGGCCTCCATTAGCCTGCCCTCCGGGCCATCTGGGATGGCCTCCGTGGCGCTCCTCACAACGACGCCGCAGTCGCGCAGCCTGCGCTTGTAGATGGCGGAGTCGTAGCGATCACGAGCGAACCTATCGAGTTTGTAGACCACGACCGAGCCCCACTCGCCGCGCTGCGCATCATCGACCATCTGCAAGAAGCGCTCTCGACCGAACGTGGAGCGACCAGAGCGCGCCTCGTCCGCATAGACCTCCGCCACCTCGAGGCCGTTACGCTCTGCATACGCGCGGCACACCTCGACCTGCTGCTCGATGCTCTCCTCGCGCTGCGCGTGGCTCGAGTAACGCGCGTAGATGACGCATCTGCTATCATTTGGCATGGCAGTGCCTCCTCACATGTGCTGCCATTCTGGCCCCGTGATGCCGCTGTGGTGGGCGGCTGGGGCCCTCGCGGAGTCGATGCCCTAGGCCTCGGCTCCGCTCTCCATTAGGTCGCGAATCTCCTGCAGAGTGACGCCAAGCGCATCGGCGATGGTGCAGGCCATCGACCATCTTGGGTTTGTGATCTTGCCAGTAGCGAGCATCGCAACATAGCCAGTAGACAGACCTGCTTTGCGTGCGAGCTCCGCCTGCGTCATGCCGCGAGACGCCATCAAACTGGTAAGTACCTCGCTAAACGTCACTTCAGCCTCCAATCCTAGGCACAAAGAAAATTTAGTGCCGTGACGCTTTTTTGTCAATTCTGGCAATCATGCTTGCATTACTTACGAAATTTAGTACTCTGTCTCTCGACACTAAATTTCGTGAGGAGGTGATGACATGAACGAGGCAATCAGAGAGCGTGTGGGCGCTTACCTGTTGGGCAACAGCGCAAGCAAGTCGAGCATCGCAGATAGGCTCGGAGTATCGCTCAACACGCTCAACGCCAAGCTGCGCGGAGTGTCCGACTTCACGCTCTCGCAGGCGTTCGAGCTTGCCGACATGCTCGGCTGCAGCGTGGATGACCTGCGACGCAGGCCGACGTAAGGAGGAGAGATGGTGCCAGTAACCGCGACCGAGGAGCGGGCATTCCTGCTCTGGCTGGCCGCAAAGGCAAAGAGGGGCGCTCCGTCTGGTGAGTCCGCCAAGACGCGAGACGGAGCGCGAGAGAGGCGCCAAGAGGCGCCAGTGAGGAGATTCTAGCATGTCACGAACGACTTACCTGCTCCGAGAGCTGCGCTACTGGCTTGCGAGCCAAGACTGGCAGCTCATCGTCACCGCAGCGGCATACGTCATCGGTGGCCTCGTGGTGGCCCGGCTGCTCTGCCACCTCATGGCCGCGATCATCAAGGCAGGTCTGTGATGGCGCTCATCGACACGCGCTCGACCATGACGAGAGCGGAGTTTGACGCATACCTCGCGCGAGACGCCAAGCAGCTCGAGGTCGTGCTCGACTACACCGTCACCGAGACGGGCTCGGAGCTCTGCTGGCCTCCGTACAGCATCGTAGTCACGTGCGCGCCAGAGCGCGAGGACGGCATCACGCGCTCCGTGGCCAAGCTGCTCGAGTCCCGTGGCTGGACAGCAGACCTACACCGACGTGTGAGGAGGCGCCGCAATGGCTAACAGAAGCAAGGCCAAGGGCTCGCGCTTCGAGGTCACCGTGCGCGACTGGCTCCGCGAGAGGCTGGACGATGACCGCATAGACCGCAGGGCGCTCAACGGCGCCAAGGACATGGGAGACATCTACAGGCTCTATGCCCACGGCTGGGAGGGCATCGCGGAGTGCAAGGACTACCGCAACTGGACGCAGGCAGACCTCATCGCTTGGCTGCGCCAGACCGAGGACGAGCGCCTCAACGCCTGCGCCGACTGGGCGCTGCTCATCGTCCACAGGCGCGGATGCGGAGAGGCTCGCACCGGGCTCAACCGCGCTTACATGACGCTGCGCACGCTGCTCTATCTCACCAGCATGAGGCCGCAGGACGTGCCGAGCGACGATCTCCTCGACTGCTACGTCGAGACCACGCTCGAGCAGGCGTGCCGCTGGATTACTCACGAGGAGGCACTGGATGATTAACGAGACCACCGAGCGCTGGGCGCTGGCCATGGGGCTGGAGCGTGCGCTCAAGACCATCACCAACGGCAAAGACCCCGACTCCGAGAGGGCGCAGCTCGACGCGCAGCTCCTCGCGGACTACGCGGAGGGCAGGGCAGACCGCATGCCCATCCGCATCAACGGAGTGGAGGTCTGCAAGCTCACCGTGCGCAAGACCGATGGCGGCACGGAGGGGCGCCTCTACCTCGAGGATGCCAAGCAGTTCGTCGCGTGGCTCTGCGACGATGGGCGCCAGTATCTAGAGGCTTTCCTCTCCGTGCCCAAGTGCGCGGAGACGCTGCTCAAGTTCTGCGTCGACTCCGTGCTGCTCGACGGCGAGGTGCCTGCGGGCACCGAGTACGCGCTCGAGGAGGTGCCGGGGAGCGTCACCACCTCCGTCGTGGGCTTCAAGCCCGAGAGGCTTGCCAAGGCTTTCGGCTCTGGCCTGCCCTCCGCCATCGCCGCGCTCGTGGCAGGTGACGAGTGATGGTCGACCTCAATGGATTCGAGCCCGTCACCAAGGGCGCACGCACCATCGGCAAGGCCAACGAGCTTGCCTACGTCTACGTCAACAACTGCGAGGGGCGCGGCGTCACGGCATACCTCTATGCGACAGACCGGCTGGCGGACGAGATGCGCGAGGAGTTCGGCGAGAACTGCGAGATCATGCTCAACCGCAAGACCTGCGAGCTGCTGGTCTACCACGGCACCTGCCTGCGCATGCTCCATGGCCACAGCAGCGCACACCGCGTGCGCATCAACAGCGCCAAGGTCGGGCTGGCAATAAAGGAGGCCTACCCGCTCGTGACCAAGCTCTACTACACCCACCGATGGGAGGACGTGAGCGGCGAGCGCGTGCTCGTGCTCACCCCGACCAACTACTTCGAGTAAGGAGCCAACATGGCAGAGGGAATCAAGATCGCGCCATTCTCGGTGCGCTACGCGCAGGCATGGGCGGAGATGCGCAACCCGCCTCTCGATAGCGTCAACCCGCATTTTCACAACAAGTTCGCCAGCCTTGCCGCGACGCTCGAGGCAGTGCGCAGTGCGTGCGCACCCCACGGCATCACCTACCGCCAGACCGTGCAGCGCGACGGAGACGCGCTCACGCTCGTTACCAGCGTCATCGACGGCATGTCCGGGAGCGTGCAGGTGCTCTCCGCATTCCCGCTGCAGTACTCCGCCAACCCGCAGCAGTTCGGCTCCGCGCTCACCTACGCCAAGAGGCAGGCCGCGCAGGTCGACTGGTGCATCGTCGGAGACGAGGACGATGATGCGGAGGCAGCGGCACGGCAGGCAGCGGAGCAGCAGGCAGCGCAGAGGCCACAGGAGCCCGCGCCAGCCCCGCAGCCGATGCAGCACGACTACACGACCGTAAAGGCGGAGCTGCAGCGCCTCGCAGACCTCCACGGCTCCTCGGTCGAGGAGGAGTGGGCATGGATGTGCAAGACGCTCGGCAACCCCAAGGCAATGGATGCGGCAGCGTTCGCCAACCTCGAGCGCGTGCTGCGAGAGATGGAGGCATAGAGATGGGACAGGCAAAGGCGCAGGTCTGGGGAGTCGTGGCGAGCGAGCCCAAGGTGACGAGCGTGGGTCAGAGCCTCGTGTACCGCATCTCGGTCGCGAGCGACGAGGGCTACGGAGAGCGCAAGATCACGTCGTGGTGGTCTATCGAGCTGTGGGTCAAGGCAGAGCAGGAGAAGCGCATCAACTACCTAAACCATGCGCTCGGAAAGGGCGCGCGCGTGGTCGCTGCCGGCTCTCCGTGCCTCCGCATGTGGACTGATAAGGAGGGCAAGGAGCACCCGTCGCTCGAGCTCAAGCATGCGGAGGTCGACATTATGCTCGCGGCGCCGCGAGAGCAGGACGTGACGCAGCCTCCGAGGCAGGCGGCTCCGCAGCAGCAGCCCGAGCTCTACGACGAGAGCATCCCATTCTAGGCGGCGCCATGAACGACTGGACGCCAAAGGAGATAGCGCTAGTTAGGCGCTACTACCCGGAGCATGGCCCCAACTGGGGCGGATGGCGCGAGCTCCTGCCCGAGAGGAGCTACGAGAGCATCGCGCACGCGGCGAGAAACCGCAAGATACACAAGCTGCCCAAGGAGAGGCACGCACAGGTCATCGCGCCAAGCCCATCGACGGAGCCACTAAAGACCTGTCCGTTCTGCGGCTCGCTGCCCAAGGCCGAGAGCGCCGAGGACAGGCTGCGGCGCAAGTGGTGGCGCATCCGCTGCGACTACGCAAAGTGCCCCGCCAAGGTCGAGGTCATCGCTCCGAGCAGGGATGGCGCGTTGCGGAATTGGAACAGGAGGAGCTCGTGATGAGTTGCTACGAGACGGAGCCCGAGGACTACATGGACGAGGGCGAGCTGCACGACGATGACGAGGTGCGCGACTGCGGCAACTGCTGCCACCTGCAGATGGTTGGCGTCAACTTCGGCGGCTTCTGCGGCATTGACGGCCACGGGGTAACCCTCTGGCAGTGCTGCGAGCAGTGGGAGGCGATACGCTAGTGGTCTTTTCGCTGATTGACGAGGCGTGGGCGCTGCACTGCTCTGGCCTCTCAGTGCCGGAGATACGCATGCGCATCTACCGCGACAAGCGCGTCAAGGTGAGCAGGTCTGCCGTGCACGACGCGATAGTCAAGTGCTGGCAGGAGAGAGTGATCGCGAGCACCGTGGTGCCTCGCATGTACATGACGGACGATGACGAGGTGCACGACGAGAGGGGGACACATTGACCCGGTACATCAGACCCGCCGACCCGCCGACCGACCCGCCCGCAGACGCGACGTGCGCCGACTGCGCACACTGCATCGACGTGGGCTGGATGCGGTACTGCCCGATCTGCGTGGCGCGGTACGAGCGGAACGGCAAGACCGACTACACCGACATTAAGGCCGTGGGCTTCGGTGACTCGGCGTGTGAGCTCTTCAGGGAGGTCTAATGGCAATCACTGACGAGCTGCGCGAGTATGCGCGGGGTTGCGCTGGCGGCATGGGCGGTGACGCGCTGCTACACATCGCTGACCGCATCGAGGACGCGGCGCACGAGGAAGCCAAGCGCATCGCTAAGCTGGCTTTCCAAGGCGGCATCGAGTATGTGCGCACGAGCAGACAATACAACTGCGACGCCAAGGCCTACAACTGGGATGGCTGGCTAAATAGGCACGCTGCGCTGTTCCGGCCCAAGCCCACGGTGCAGAGCGTGCTGCGCGAGTTCGCGGAGAAAATCACCGACTCGCAGACACCCGGCGTGCATCCGACGTATGAGGAAGCCATCGCCGACTACGCCAAGCGGCTGCGGATGGCAGGTGAGGACGAATGAGCATCACTGACGAGCTGAGGAAGTGGAAGGGCAACATCAATACCTATCTCTCGCCAGAGGTTGTGTTGCAGCTTCGCTGCGAGCTGAACTGCATCGCCGACCGCATCGACGCGGAGCACGAGGCCGACGTGAGCACCGCGTGCAGGCTGGCGGCAGGGTTGGACAATGACGCGCTTTCCAAACGCGGATACATCGCTCTGCCCGTGGACGCGGACGGCGTGCCGATTCGCATCGGGGACGTGATGGAGGAACGTAGCGGCCATACGTTCGAGGTTGCATCACTCATGGCCTTTGGCGGGAGCGAAAACTGGCTCGTACTGTCCGACGCCCGAAACTTCTCGTCGTTCAGGGAGCCGCATGACCTGCGCCACTACCACGCCCCGACCGTCGAGGACGTGCTGCGGGAGTTCGCGGAGGGGCTGGGCGTTCCAGTTGCCGACAGCTACATCGCCGCCAGCGCCGCAAAGTTGAGGCTGGCAGGTGAGGACGAGTGAGCAAGCATCGGCGCTTCGCTGACGGCGCGGGATTCACGCGCCATTGCTGGGAGTGCTCCAACGCGACCAACTGGGACGGCAAGGACGGGTGGTGCGCCGCCTATGACATGCCCGTCACGCGCTACGACAGCCCGAACAACGTCTGCTCCGTGGGCCGCAAGTGCTGGAGCTACTACGTGGAGGGGGAGGAGGACGTATGAGCGAATACGTTATCGAGGTTGAGTACGACACGCTTAACGGTACGTTCTCGCAAAAGCGCCGCGAGGAAATCGTGCGGTGCAGGGATTGTGAGCACGCACGGCATTACCATCCGTTCTACATGGGCAAGAGGTCGGCCATTGAGGAGTGGTACTGCGAATGGCACAGCAATGCCGAGGGCGCGTCGGAAATCGAGCCTGACGGCTTCTGCGCGTGGGGCGAGAGGAGGGACGCATGAGCCGACCGCGCAACTGCCGCCACTGCACGTGGATGTGCTGCGGTGACGCCAACTGGTGCAGCGAGCACGAGGAGGTCATGAGCGACATGCAGATTTTGGCGGCAAGGAAGTGTCCAGAGTGGGAGTGGAATTCCATCGACGCGCTAACGCTCAAAGAGTGGACGCCGACGCCGCCGAGAAAGAGGGCTGTGCTCGACAGCCAGATGACGATGGAGGTGGACGCATGACCGCGACCGACGAGCTGCTGCCATGCCCGTTCTGCGGTGGCGAGGCAAGAGTGAGGCACCTCACCACTGCTGGTGTTCGCACGCATAGCATGGTCGAATGCACCAATTGTCACGTCAAGACCGACTACTACGTTCACGAGTTTGGCGAGCGTAACGTGGCCAAGATTTGGAATAGGAGAATTGACCATGACCGCGACTGACGAGCTGCGCCGCATGCTGGACGAGCGCGGGGTGGAGTGGGACGAGCTGTCGAACAAGGAGGGTGACCGCATCACCCGCTGGAAGGACGCGAACGGCAGGTATGTCTCCGCGCTCGACTGCGGCGAGACGCAGTACTTCGCCGACTTCTATTGGGGGCCGACCGCGCAACAGGCAATCGAGGCCACGCTGGGGCGGGGGACGTGCCACGACGAGGGCGACCCGGGCGACTTCTGCTGCTCGGAGTGTGGTGTGCGAATGTTCACAGACACGAGCGACACCTACACGATGATTGCCAGTGACGGGCACACCATCATCAAGCATCCCAACTACTGCCCCAACTGTGGAAGGAGGGTAGAGCAATGACCAATGAGGAGTTTGGCCGCCACCTGTGGGTGCTCATGGTCACGCACGGATGGGGCAGCGTTAAGGAGTTCGCCAAGGCGTCTGGCGTCTACTACCACACGCTCCTCGGGTACGTCTCGGGCGATCACGAGCCTACCAGACGCAAGCTCTGCCGCATCCGCGAGGCGCTCGGCTGCACGTGGGAGGAGTTGCTGGGATGACGCGCACCACCGGACGAGTGAGCGAGGAGGAGCGCGCCGCAGTTCTCGAGAGGCTCGTGGCCGAGGAGGTGCGCAAGCCGATGGAGTATTTCTTCCACGACTGCAACGCGCACCGCGACGCCAAGCTCGAGCAGCTGCGCGACGATCACGGCATGGCGGCGCTCGGGAGGTGGTGGATACTCGTTGAGCTGCTCTCCGCAGCCGAGGGGCACCTCATCTCCGTGCAGAGGCCGCAGCAGTGGCGCAGGCTCGCCAACGAGCTCGAGTGCGAGAGCGCCGAGGAGTGCCGAGAGTTCGTCGGCTGGCTGGTGGGGTGCCGGCTAATCGACGCGGGGGGGCGGGCCAACGA